GTCTTATTAATTGTGGATTTCAGCCAGGCATCAGTATTATCTCCAACCATTAAAGTAGTAACTTTGTCCGCCTTTTCCCATTGTGTTACGGGTCTTTTAATAATTCCAGGTAGTATAACACCGGAATGTTCTTTATAACCTGCTCTTAAAATAAATGACTTATCTACTTTCAATTTATCTATAGTAGAATTTGATAAATTATAAAATTTAATATGCCCAATATTTCCATTACTCTCATCAGAAAATTCAATATTAAACTCTATTTCAATGTCTGGTACCTCTATTTCTACCCCATCTGTAATAAACTTAACTTGGCGAATCCAATATTTAGGCATCGGTATCACCATCTACTATATACAATTTGATATTATCTGATAAATTCTCGTAAGAAATTTCAATATCTTCTCCACTGAAATCGAGGGGAACTATTTTGAAATTTACGTCTGCAAACTCCATCAAATCCTTACCATAAATTAATTGGGTACCTTCCAAAACTACTCGGTCTGTTAAATCCTCGTAAACACTTACATAAAAATTATGGTCCGACACATTGTATGTGAACATAAATCTATATGCTGTTTCTTGTATTTCCGTAATAAATATTTCTGGGCGATATTTTATATCAGTTATATCAAGTGGTAAAGCGCGTAAAATCATTCTTCATCACCACCCGTAAATAAATCTGTAAAAATTTGTAAACTTGTTCTGTCAGCACTTTCCTCATCGACTTCTATATCATCCGAAGACTTTTCATCAACTTCATCACTGGAAGTATCACCCTGTATTTGCTCTCCGGTATCTGGGTCAACCCCAAGGGTCATTTGAACTGTAATCAGCTCTACTACTCTGACTTCTTTTAAAGTAATAGTGCACTCATAACCATCCCCATAAGTGGCGTTTTTCATAGGGCTGATGTTTTCAATTGCCATATTCACAAAGGTTCCAAGTCCACCTGAGTATGCATAAAGCTCATCGGAATCTCGCATATCAAGAAGTTCTTGATACTTATCCATAGCTTCATTCCCGGAGAACACAGCGTTTATGGTGAGACTATCTGGCTGCCGTCTAATATGGTCCGATATATTAGCACCATTTTCAACGGGCTTATCTGTAATAGTATTGCTAAAACTAGGTTGTTCTTCTGTTACAGCGTCAAACACTACTTCACCCAATGCAGCCATTAGTAATCACCTACTTCTGCTATCCGCTCTTTTGTGAACTCATCTTGCAAAGTTCTTTTAATTTTCATAACTAAGTCTTCATCATTTCCACCTGCGTTATCAATGTTAATATTGAAATTATTAGTTTGATTAGTACTTCTTTGATTAGTAGTGTTGGTAGAAGCTATTGGATACTCTCCACCCATAACTCTTGAGCTATAGGAGGTAGCCCCATTTTCCTCGCCGCTACCGGAATATGGATTTTGAGATGTATTATCTCCTCCGAATCCTGGTACGTATGGTTTTAACCAATCAGGTACAACGTTATCCATTATCTGCCCTGATAAATCAAATGCTTCTTCAAAACCCAATGTAATTGAATTCCAAAGCTCTACCATGGTATTCCAAAAATCTGGAATCCATGCTGTTGCAGAATCTTTCATCTCTTCCCAAGTAGGGAATTCAATTTCAGGTAATTCTATTCCAGCCCAACTCGCGACCTCAACTGCTAAATCGTTCCAGGCACGCTCTACGAGGCTAGTCAGCATTGTGTATACAAGACCGCCCTTTAAGTCTAGCATAAATATTATTCCGTCTACAAGAGCCTCACCTATTGCTCCTGCAGAATCAAAGAACCCAAGCGACATATCTTTAATACCTTCATGCATGGTATCAAATGATTCTAATATTCCTTCGCCATCAAAAGTAGCTAGCGCTAATAAGAACTCTGCAAATCCTACACTGAACTCTGAGAAACCTTCATTAAACTGTCCTAGCGATGTTAAGAAATCCATAAAGAACTCTTTACCGGATTGCCATACGTCTTTGAAATCCCATCCGACGCCAATCCAGTCTAAGAATTTATCAAATAAGGGTACTAATACTCCATCATACCCTCGCTCCATTGTTAAGAACATATCCTCCCAAGCGAAGTATAGTCCTGTAACAACCGCAAGTAAACCAAGTGCAGTTCCTACTGTAAGTGATATTCCACCAGCAAGCATTTGAAATATGGCTGTTCCACCTATCCATTTGAAGAACCCTACTAGCATGGATAATGGAGTTTTTAAGAATGCTGCAACTGTAGCTATACCTAAGAGCCCAGTTGCTACCAAACCTATTCCCCCGATGACCGATTGTGTTACATCAGGTAATTCGTTAAATACGTTTATAGCACCTGTGATACCATCTACTACATTGCTTAGCACAGGAAGTAATTGTAATTGCATACTAATTGCGGCAACATTTATAGAACCGCGTAATCTATGAATTGCTCCCATAAAAGTATCTAGCTGTTCTTCAGCCATGTATTCAGCGACTCCGCCCGATTCTTCTAATACACTTGTAAAATTGCGTATTTCTTCAGAACCTGCATTCATGAGCTGCTGGAAAATCAATAATCTACGCCCGGTGAATATTTCACCAAGGGCCATTTGCTTCTCTTTCTCGGACATATCTACCATAGCGTTTGAAAATTCTTCTACAATTCCTGCTATAGATTTAAACGTGTCTTCATCTTCCCAGAGTGACACACCTAGCCTGTCAAGGGCCTTTATACCCTGATTACTAGGAGCTGTCAATGATTTAATAACACCTCTCATTAATCTACCTGCACGGGATGCTTTTGTGCCCTGGTCTGCAAGTAATCCAAATGTGGCCGATAATTCTTCAATTGAAAAACCTAGATTCGCGGCCTGTGCTGCAACTTGAGGAATTGACTCTCCTAATCCATCCATGGTTGCTTTCGACCTACGACTGGCATTCGCCAAAGTGTCTATAATTCTTCTAGATTCACCGACTTCCATCCGCATACCGCGTAAAATACTAGTAACAATATCTGCTGACCTACTTAACTCTAAATTTTCAATCGCAGCCGCATCTAGCACAGACGGGAGCGTTTTTAGAATTTCTCTGGTCTCGAATCCGGCACGAGCTAAAATTTCTTGACCTTCTGCTGCTTCGGTCGCTGTAAATACTGTTTCAATACCTAATCGTTTTGCATTTTCTGCTAACAAATCAATTTCATTAGCGGTAGCTCTTGCAACAAGTCCGGTAGTTCTAATCTGGTATTCAAAATCTGCTGCGGCTTTAACAGAACCACCTATGGCTGCAGACATCGCAGTAAAGGCACCTAACAATTCATAACGGAAGTTGTGTAAACTGTTAATACCATTTTTCATACCTGTTACTATATTTTGTCCTGCGACGATAGCACTTTGGCCCATGTTTTGTAGTCCAACACCAGATTGAGCTACATTTCTTTTTAAAATATCAACTTGCTTATTGGCATTTTTTAAGTTTCTATCTTTAACATTGAATTGAATTCCAAATGTTGTACTTCTCACATTGGCCATTAGCTATCACCGCCTTTCTTGGATTTTTTAGAAGCCATCTCATAAAATGTGTAAGCTTCAATAAAAGTGTCATAGTTCATATTTTTAACTCCCTCATAATCTTTGAGGTAAAATACTAAGTCCCAGAACTTCATTTTGCTTCTTCTTATTCTTGCCCTATATTTAGCTTTATTAATCTGCTTAATATAGTGAATACCAAACTTACCTTCTTGGTACTCGGTGTGCTTAGGCTTATAGAAACGACTCTATCTCGTTAACCACCTGGCTCATTTCTTGAACAGTGTCAAAATCGTTCATTTTTAAGTCACCGGGTTGAACTACAATATTATCGAATAGCCCTTGAATATACTTTGCTCTAACTAAATTACCTTGAGCGTTTGTACATTTATCACTATGATTTACTACCCACTCAACACCGGGGTGCTGTAATACATAGTCTTTACCATTAACTGTAACTTTTTTGTTATCGTTTTTTGGCATTATTCAATCACACCTTCCATTCCTCTTATAATTTCTTCATAATCAGCAACTATAAGTGTCCATTCCCTTTCACCTAGGTCTGCCCCTTTTTCATTATCCGGTAAGCTTCTAACTACGCATTCGCTACCGAATCCTGAAACATCATCGGAATAGTTGAAGTCTTGAGTTGCAAAACTAAAACTAGCATCTTGATTATACAGCTCCATCAATTTAGCATTACTAGGAGAATTTTCTGCAAGAGTAAATGTAACATCAGCTACATCATTTGCACTCTTAACAAATGTGGTTTCTCCTTGAGTGCCTACATGAACTGTTCTTTTATCTTCCGCACGTGTTATGGACACCATTGTGTCTTCACCAAAACCGGTGAGCACATGCCCATCAACGACAGTAATAACTTTTGTTGGGTCATACTGTGCCATTATTATAAACCTCCTTTATTATACTTGTAATACTCCCTCTACCTCAACTGTGTGAACTGCACCTGCAACGGTAGCCACAAAGTCGATATCGGGTAGAATTCTGTTCGCAATATCATTATCTAAAATCTGGTCTCTAGTGGGAATAGTAACCGACCACATACCGTTTCCATCTGCATCTCTTGCAATAACTCTTCTACGAACCGCAAGTTTTAGCACTGCTTTCAGTTCATTAACTACAAGACCGATTCCAGGATTATCATAAGGTACTTTCTCACTATTGTAAAGTAGGAAGAAAATACTCTCTTCAATTCTTGCTTTCATCCAATCCTTAGCTCTTTGAATATCTAGGAACCCACCAGAAGTTTCTTTACCTTCACTAGTCATATTAACACCCATGCGTGTTACATAGCTGTTAATATTAGCATCTAGCATAGTATTCTGGTCTGTATTGGAGAATGTGGCTGCTGAAACACCATTTAAGTTCTGGAATTTCCAAGTCGAACTTCCTGGGTCAGTTGGAGCCATTCTACCTACAATGGATGCATCCAGATACTGGTCTTCTCCTGCTACTCCGCCATCGTGGGCGTAGATACCTGTTCTACTAGAGGCAATAGTTTCAGCCATTGTAACAATAGTAGCTGCATCTTCTGTAATATCAGGTTGCGTAATGAATAATTTGCCATTAGCTCCTACCCAACTTGCAGTTTCTTCGATATCTGCTTGAGTCCTACTTGCTAACAGTACAAAGTAAAAATCATTGTGCTCTACTATTAAATCGTTTAATTCATCAGTAATAGAAGTACCTGCACTAGCTACATCAACACCAAATACAGCAACTTCATCTGGATTGGGCTCTTGCGCAAAAACCTGACTTACCATTTCATAACCCATATCACCACTGGTCAACGTAGATAAACCATCTGTGCCTTCCACTTCTTTATATTCTACATCAGTATCTGGAACAAATACTAATGGTAATCCAAATCCTTTTTTAGATATTGGCTTTGTTTGGTCAAAAATGACCACTTCAACATCTTTAGCCATCTGTTAAACCCCCTTTAAATGTCAACCTCAAAATCTACAGTATCACTCTCTCCAGTGACACTTTCAATCGTTTGACTAAACTGTATTGTCTCAATAGTTTTCTCTGTAACAACAACTTTATCAGAGAACCCTAAAATAACATCAAATCCTAATCTATCTTCGTACTCAGCTTCTAAAAATGTTTTTCTATTTTCAGTTGCTGTTACGTTCTTAATAACACATTTGCCGTAGCTGTTCAAAAAATCTCTATTTAATTTATTAACTAAAAACCATTGTCGCGCTTTGTTAACATAACCCTCTACATTGTCTCCGTAAAAGTTTAATGATAAAGTAGCCTCGAAGTTTATAAGGTAAGTGTACTCGATATCACTCTCAAACTCAGTTTCTGCACTTGGTACCGTCTTTTTACTGGTAATAAATGATTGTCTAGCTTGAGGAGTATACTTTGTTGTAAATAACATCTTACCTCTTGGATAAGTCATAAGCTTTGGCGGAACATCTTCTCTACCCAACACTAATTGTGGAATTTCAGTATAGTCTTTAATATGAGAATATAAATCATCTAAGAAGTTATCTAAACTAATCATTTTCTACCACAACTTTTTTGGCTATGAATGTAGAAAAATCAGCGAAATCCAGCCACGGAGTTTTCTCCCTTATTTCATAATGATTATCATATAAATCATCATATATCACATCGTCGACATCTAATTTCATGTCTTCAGTATCTTCCCGCTGATAGATTTTTCTATCTTGAGTCGTATACGTTCCTCCTTCATACGCCTGTAATTGTTCCGGTCTTAATGGGAATACAATTAAAGATACACTATTTTCTGTAGGAGTATTTTCTACGACTCTACCATCTACTAATTCTTTATCTGGGTAGCGAGTTACATTATAGGTTCTTTCGTACTTCCGTAAAACACGGGAGAACGACATTTTCATTAAGACCACCTTACCTCATAATCAATTGATTGCCATAACCGACCAGTGTCTTGTAACGGACTCTCTCCACCAGATTCTCCAGACCTTAAATCTTTTGTCATTTGGGAAAGAGCGGGTGAATCGACCTCATCAATAGTTTGCTGAATCATACTCACCACTAATGTACCGAGTTTATCCATCAACCCCTGCGCCGATAACCGTCCTTGAACTAATTGCTGTAATAATTTTTTTCCATCGCGCCTAATTTGGTCTTTTTTCTTATCGGCAGTTCTTCTTATAAAAGACCGTTCAGGTATATCTATTGTAGTTGTATCAGGACTTAAAGGGTATCCAACCGCTGCAAAGAAACCACGCATAGCATCCGTAACTTTTATGGTTACACCATATTCATGTACAGCTGCAAGCTCTTTTAAAGTGATTTCACTTCCCTCACTATGCTCTTTATCACTAATAACTCCGACTACAAGAGTGGCACCTCTTAGTTTCTGTAACTCCCCTGTTAAACGGTCGTATCCGCTAGTATCATCTTTTATAGTAATATTTTTAGCCATTACGAAAACAGCCTAAAATTCAAACCTTTTTCATTACTGATAATCCTAGCGTATTCACGACCATAAGTTGTAAGATTTAATCCTACATCTTCAGCGTTGCCACCTCGGTCATAATCAACTTGCACATTTTCAACCTTTTCCGATGTAGAACGTCTCACATTCAAGGTGCCATAATGTGCGGCTAAATACCTCTGTGCCCTTTCATCATCCGCAAGAGAAGTGCCTGATAGCTCTCCAATTGCATCATCTATATACATCTGCACTGTATCAGAAGGTAATTCTTCCAGGTGAGGGGCGATAGCCAATACCCTATCAACTGTGGTATCAGCCATCTAATTCTTCACCATTGTCTAGAGCTTCCTGTTGCTCTTTTGCGTTATTTTCTCCTAATACTTTTTCTCCATTGGATAATCTATACCAAGGAGAATTCTCGGATGTTTTTACAGGATAATCTACATTTTCATCCGGTACAAATTCTTCTTTAGGAGAATCTTCTTCTTTTTCTTGCCCCTCATATTCTACCTTACCCGATTTAATGTCTTGCTCTAAGCCCGGCTGACCTCGATTTGCTTCAAAAGCTTTTTCATCGATGTCATTTTTACCGGGCACTAGAGTGACACTATTAATAGGCAGATGTTTTATTTGGTTTGTATTATTAATTACTTCCATACATACCTACCTGCCTCTCTTTAAATTAAGTCGAATCTACATACTGCAAGTGGTCTACGAAGGATAAGTCCACAAGTTCTTTCTTCTGTTCTTACCTCATAACTTCCATTTGCGTGACGATATGGTTCGTCTCTTTGGAAGTCAATAGCAAGTCCAAGCTGCATATTTGATGGAGTAGTATCTAATACAAGACCTACATCATTTGCACCATCTGGGTCTGCTTCTTCTAAATAGCTAATCTCAAGAATTCTGTTAAACCATCCCTGCTCCATTAGATAACTCATAATAGTTTCAGAGTTATAATCGTTATATGGTTTAGCTAATTCCTGATACTGTTCGGAAGGAAGCACAAGTGTGTCTGCTTCATACCCGTCCTGCTTGTTAACCTTAGCTCTTGCTTCACGGATATCATTAATAATCTCTTGACCTGTTTTATAGGTCCACTCTGTTCCGTCGCTATCAGAATCAGTAGGAACATCATAAGTGTTAATACCAGCTGCATTCACAAGACCTTCGATACCTAAATCACTGTCGCCGAGGAATACTAAATCATTTTCATCCTCTGCAGTAATTCTACGAGCTGTTTCAGCTTTTTCTGTATCTACGTTTCTACCATTAGCTCTAGCTGCTCTAAGCTCTTGACGTTCAATCATAAAACCAGATTCAATAGAAATAACTTGTTGCTCTGCTCTGGTCTTATCGTTGTCAACGAATGGTACATCGTCTGCTCCAGTTGTTGACCTTTTTGCTTTTCCTTTTCTAGTAAACTGGTCATACTTATAAACTTCAGCATGCTCAGGAATACCATCATAAATATCTAGAAAAGTTCTAACTATTAATTCTTCCTCTTTTGGTTCATAAAGAGTATCATCAATTGCCTCCAAGTCTCTTTGGAGTAACATTTCATCCGCTCTTTCCACCTGATTTCCTAAGATATCTTTCATTTTAAAAATTCACTCCCTTTAATTAATTTATTGACTATGCTTGCTGTACAAATTCTACTTCAGTTGGGAAATCTACTTCAATTAAAACAGTATCTTCAGCATCGGCACCTTCTACAAATTCACTATTCTTTAGAATTGCAGCATAAGTTCCACCGGTACCGGAATCACTATTAGCTTCAGCTGCAGTAAATACATCTCCATCTGGGTTAATAGCTACTTTATCGCCTGCTACTGGAGAAGTACCAGCATTAGCACTTACTTTTACTGCTACCACACCAGAACGAAGTACTCTCATAGGCTGCTGGTCTACAAATTCTAGGTCATCAATATTACCTGAAAGTGTAAATGCGGCAAAACCGCTCACAGATACAGCATCGCTATCACCAGGATACGCAGTAAATTGTGTTTCTGGGTTGGTTCCTTTAACTACTGCTTTACCAAACCCAATTGTTCCTTCAGCAGCACCAGAACTAAATTCATAATATTTGCTTTGACTAACCTTTCCTAAATCCATGTCAGACATTATTATTCCTCCTTAATTTTTTAATCGTGGGTATTATTACTTTTTAAGATTTAGACGACCTTGTCTTTTCTTATTCAGCTTACTGTCACCTTTTTTCTTCTTGGTCATCAAGTTGTTATCACCGAAGCCATCAGATGCAATTTTATCTAATGCTTTTAATGCTCCATCAAATCGAGCGTTAATATATTCATCAGATTTTTCCTCAAGAGTGAAGTCTTCATCCATTTTCTGAATGAGTTCAGCTTTAATCTCTTTTTCGCTCTTACCAGTTGCATCGAACTTAGGAGCATACTTTTTAACAGTTTCTACTAAGTCTAAGCGGTCTTGCACAATCTGGTCGACGTCCAGCTTTTCAAGTTCATCCAAACGTCCTTCCAGCTTTTTAATCTCGCTATCCTTGCTGTCAAGCTTACCATCTAATTTGTCCTTACTACTCTTCAACCTGTCTTCGTCCTCCTTATCAACCTTAATAGTTTCACCTTCGATTTCCACCTCAGCCAGCTCAATACCGTCATCTTTTTCTACTTCAATTTCCTTTACAGGAAGTTCAAAACTATCCAACCAGTTTGTTACGTCCTCAGTGGATGTATCTCCATCTAAGTACATATCAAACTCCGGTTTGTTTTCAACTCCAAGACCATCCCAAAAGTTTTCTACTTTGATATAATCCATTTCGTCTGCTTCCTCCTTTTTGTTTGAGTATCCATAAAATTTTAAATCTTTAGACGAGTCTAACCTCGCACTAACATCTTCACCTGCTCTACCCTGCTCTACATGGGCCACATGATTAATTGTGATATTTCTCTGAACCCTGTCGTACTTCTCCCCATTAAACTCACCAGATTTTTCTTCTAAATCTGCTCTGAAACCTATACTAACTTGAGCCTTCTTACCAGATTTCACATATGCTATGAGCTCGTCATCAAAAAGAGTTTCATTCACTACAAGTAAATTATCCTCTTGTCTGACGTCTAAGTGAGTACTACCTTTTGTAAAATCTTTCCAATTAATGCTATCTACCATTACTGGAGGATGCCGGTCAGTAACCGGAACACCTTTCAAACTCTCCATCGTAAGGTCGGAAAATATTTCCTCGGGAGGCTTTAGCTCCATGACAACTTCACCAGTATCCCAATCGTAATAAGGCATAACACCTGTGCGCGTAGCGGCAATTTCAACTGTTAAAAAACCATCTTTCTTATTCTCTGTGAAATCTAATATTTCCGCTTCTTCAAAGCGCTGTACTGTCTCCATGTCTTTGGAATCACCTCCTTCTTCGAATTCACCAATAGCAACACCTTGATTAATTGCTTTTTGTTTGGCTTGTTTTTTACTTTCTTCACTATTGGGGTCATAAGTATAACACTTACCCTCTTCACCCCACTTATTAAGTAGGTCATGTTTTTGTCCTGTTGGACCATATACATATCCAGAAAAATCACTTTCTGGTCTATCTGCTTGACCCATCTAACTCACCTTCTTCTAATCAAGATATTTTGAATTTAACTTTCCATTTTCCCAAACATTGTCTAATGACTCAAGGAATAATACTGCATCTTCTATCCTTCTAAACGGTACCATTCTCTTTTCATTTGGCCAAAACACTACAGTAGGAACACCAATAGCAGCATCTACAAAACCTTGTTCTCTTGCCCATTTATCATCTACCTTATAACTTCCAGTCCTTATAAATATTGGCTCTTTTTTGTATCTACCTTCCCACCTACTAACTTGTTCAATAGCTGGTGTATGGTGATGGGCTATAACACCTACATCAAAAGGACTCACTTTCTCGAACATTCTTTTCACAGTGTGTGTGAGATTGAAGCTTGAATTATATCTATATTTATGTTTAGCATATATTCTATATTCAACATCATTATTCACAGTGATGTTAATTCCGCCACCTTCTCTTAAATAGGGGGCTTTTTCGCTGTTTAAGAACATATATCTAGCAGCATCAATCCCGGTTTCTAAATAAGTCCAGTTATCATGGTTTCCGGAAGTTTTAAAAATTACATTGTTTCCTAATTCCTTAAAAATTTCTTTTATTAAATCTTGCTGGTCCCCAGGTGGAAATAATGCACTAAACATACCTCCTTTTTTAGATGTCTGTACGAAGTTGTCGCCTAAGTCACCTAATGCTGCAACTAATAAATTTGGAACTTTCGTAATCAGCTCGGTATGCTTTAAGAATGAAACATAATCTGTACCACTACTTCCCAAATGCCAATCAGAGCTAAATGCTATGGCGAAAGGTTTATCTGTTGTTATATTTATGTTAGCCTCTTTCTGAGACATTGATTTCTTCTTTTTCTGCTCTTGAAAATCAATAGCTGTATTAAGAAAATCTTTCCAATTAAAATCAGATTCTTTCTTGTCTAAAAAATCAATATCCATTTCTTGAATATTTTTAGTTGGAGTCTTTTCTTCTTTGGTATTAAATATTGCATCTCTTTCTGGAAGTAAATCCCTGTCACGCAGGTCTGACATCACATTTCTCATATTGCTGGCAGAGGTTCCAAAATAATTACCAATTTCTTTACTACTTTTCCCCATCTCTAATAATTCTTTTATTTTACCTGCTTCCTTGTCCCATTTAGACGCCATCTCTTTATACACCCCGAATTATATATTTTCTTCTTGTCCAAATACATTTAAGACTTCATCTCTATCAGGTTCTGCAATACATCTACATTGAATTGGTTCACCAGGATGTCCTTCTGGACTTCCTTCCTCCCAAGAGTATCTATTTCCTTCAAAATCCTCATGAGAAGCTCTTACACGATTATCTCCGACTGTTCTCCAATAGTAGTGTTTTACGCCTGCTTGAGTTTGTCTAGCTTTTGTAGTAGTTGCTAAGAACTTACCAACTTGGTCTCGAGCAATTAGTTTAGCATTATTAGTAGTCTTATTACTTGCTATATCTATTTTATCTGCTATATCATCTGTTAATGTTCCACTCAAAACCCCTTCATGTACAATTCTTTCAACTTCACCGAAGTACTTTTCTGGAATAGTTTTTATTAATCGCACATTCTCTTGAGTTGCCATTTTTAATTGCGCTTCCATTCTAGGATATCTTAAATTCGGATTCACTCCAGCAATTGTAGCGATTTGTAAATCTACTTGGTGTATTCCAAAGTTCCTTGTTTTCTTTAACATATCTTCTGCTAATCTTCTCGCATGTTCATCGTCTATTTGATATTCATTTTTTAATTGTTCTATCATTCTCTCAATTTCATCGGCGGGGGCATCAACTAAACCTGCTGCTCTTTTATATTGACTCTCAAGCCCGTGATTCCATTTTTTCATAGTCGCCTTATGCATAATATCAATAAGCTTTACCATATTATTAGCATAATCGGAGGCGATATTCATTGGAAATCTACTGGGAATTGGGGTCATTTTGTTTCCTCTTTTCATGCACCTTGAATGCTAATCTCTCTAAATCCATCTCATCTAAGAATCCATCTTTACCAAAGCGCTTTTCTCTAACTTCATCTGGATTCAATACCATGTTCTTAATATATCTATCATCTATCTTACTTTGAATCTCTCTTAATTTCATATCTGTTTGAGTATCAAGTTTCCACAGTGGGTCGAACTTGAGTTTGAACTTAGGGTCAGATACGCTTCCATTACCTACTCCAGAATCTTTCGCTTGATACAGCATCTTAATTAATCTTTCTAAATGAGGCCTTACATGATTTTCCTGCAATCCAGCAATTCTCATATAATAGTTAAGTGAATCAAATTCCGCACCGCTAATTGTACCCTGCTGTTGTCCCAAGATATGTGACTTAGGCATTCTAGCACTTCCTGCCAAGAAGTCCCAAACAAATTCAGTCATAGCCGGAAGGTTAGGTAATGACACGCCTGGCCCTTCATGTGTCAGCTCTTCATCTTTACCAATTACCGCAAGACTCATTGTATTAAAGAATTTTTCTAATTCCTTTGAAACAGATTTTACCTGTTCACGATTTTTCATATTTATGTTGTCAGATTTCAATACCTTGAATGTCATAGCATAAGCTATTTGACCTAAGGACCATGCAACATTATCAAGAATAAGAATTGGTTCATAAAGAGGAATACCTAAACTTGTACCCCAAGTATCTCCTTCAAACACTCTTGTTTGCATATGAATTATTCTACTTGCGTGCACAATTCTTGTTCCTTGATTTAGTGGCTCTAATTCGTAGTAGGAAAACTTATTAAAGTCTGGAGAAAATGGGTCATCATTTACCAATCCATCCATTACTCTTTTTTTAGAAAATGGGTGAATGTATTTAATATCATTTAGAGAACCTTCGGCAATCTCTTCATCTATATCATACGGAACATTTTGGTTAATCCCTAAACTAATAAACCCGTCCCCAGTAAGTCTTTCGTACTCAATCATTCTCTGGAAAGCACTTTGAGCATCTAAATCATTTAATTTAAATAATATTTGTTCTGCCTCAGGGGTATCTTCAAAACTAATCCACTCTCTGGTTGCATCTTCTGCCGGTATATCAATAATATTCTGAAATAGTCTTTTATGTTTGTACATGTTGTCAATTTCTTGTTGTGTAATTTCTTCATCATACTGGTACTGACTTTTTAAAGGGTCTTTTCCACGCACACCTTTGCTACTCCCAGCAGCTTCAGTTTGCATAAAGTCTTTTCTACTTGTCTGTACGTTGTCTGGGATATATAAATCGTTGTTCTTCACATAGTGTGCCATTTTATACTAACCTCCAGTTAAAATTCGACTAAAGTTGATATGAGTCCGTCTGTCTTACTGTATATATGATGAAAATAGTGTCCGTCGAGTTCAACACTATCTATCACTAACCATCCTTCTCTATAACCTCCGACATGTCCAGGAGCCACTTTTTGCAAATGTCTCTCGAACTTATCAGGAGGACTATAATATTCCATTATCTACCACTTTCCTCTAAAAATGCATTCAATATACTACTTCCAGAACCACCTAATCTACCAAATGCCATCTCATCATAATTATTAGCATGGGCGAAGTGGTCTGCTCCGTTATTTTTATATCTAGCCACCTGGGAACCTGTTCTTTGATTATCTTCAATAACTCTCACAAGTGATGTTAGGTGGTCTTTAAATTCTTCGGAAATATATTTAGGTAATTCAATAGAGCCTCTATGAAATCTTCCTAATGAAGTATCTAATGATTCTGTTCTATCCACTGTTACCCAATGCTGGTCTCTATCGAATTTAACTCCGTCTTTGTAATCATCTCTGTAGTTACACAAGAATACTTCACATTCGCCCTCGAGGTCTTCTGCAAGTTTTCTAGCTGACCTTGTTTCAGGCCGACTATCAATGACGCATGATTTTACACGATAACTGATGATTTCGTGCTTTAACGTACTAAAGTCAACAGCCTTACCTGCTTTAAGAATTCTCTTGGTGCCGTCGGTTTTCTTTTCAGATATAACATAGTGCAATTGAGAACCAACATCAACACCCATTGAGCGTACTCTTCTATTCTTAATGCTTTCAGCAGTATAGCCTTTAATAAGCTTGTTAAGAAGATTCTTCTCTAGCTTATCTCCTTCAGCAACATATGGTAACCCTAGCTTGGAGTTATAAAAGTCTTCCAATGCCGAAGCATTATCGCTGGCGTCTTCATACTGTTCTGTAAGTTCTTTTGCGGTTACTGTTGGAGAAAGCATCTGACTTAACAAAAATCCAGGAAATCTTCCATCTGGA